ATCAACTGCACCGGTTGCCGAATGACACCAGAGATCACATTTGATTGTTGATCCGTCTGTTCCTGCCAGCAGGTCAGCGTCTTCAACAACGCAATTCCAGAACAGCCTGCCGCTGTTATTCGGACTGTCATCAATAGCAGTCCCCTTGTGATTTTTTACCTGAGGAATGTATATTTCATTGGTGCTGGTGGTATCGTTTCCCGACGCACCGGCAATATCCAATCCCTCGCAAAGTGTTGATTCTTTATCCATTATAGGCATAATACTTATCTCCTTTTTTATTTTGTGTTGCTTCTTTAAATCTTAGGAAATCGCTGTTTCCGAGTTCAACAGGATATCCTTGTCAATCATCCGCACGGGGATGCCTCTAAACGCAATAAACGGCTCACCACCGATTGCATCCTTGCCCGACGTCCAGTACATATTGGATTTGTCCAGCATTAGGATTTCCGCCTGCGTCTTGATCGTCTGGTTGCAATAGATACGGGTGGAAGCGTCAATCTTCATGTTGTTCAACAACGTAACCAGATCATTGTTGTCAAACGTGTTGGAACTGCCGGATGATTCGATGTTGGCAATACGCCCGATGCACTTCGGATGACGAACAACAAGCCCGCATTTCACCTGAAAATGGTCTCTGTATCCCTGAAACTGGCTTGTATTGGGTGCGGAAGTTGTCGCGTCGGTGATCGTCACTTCGCCCAGATCGGTATGCTTGATGCCCAGATTCGCCATGTTCTTCGGGTAAATCAGATGCGCGTAATTCGGGCCCCAGGTGACAACATAGATGCTGGTTACAGCCGAACTGCCGTTCGCGTTGATGACGAACTCGCCGTCAACAGTGTCCAGACGGGGAGCAAGGCCGTGCATACCATCAGGGTCTTTGTGCGAATTGCAATACAGGATGTCAGACACAAGGTCCTGACCCAGACCTTCCAGAAACGCCTCTGCTTCCATCAGTCTTGCGCGTCCGGGTTCGGGGAAAGCGTCAATGTAGTCTTTGTCATACTCGGCATAGACTTCGCGCATCTCGATAACATCCATAACTTCGGTCGTTCGCGAATTGCTTTTGGCAACGCCGCTGTTCAACTTGCGCCGTGCGGAAGTCGGCAAAGTACCTCTGCGCAGGGTTTTGTTTGTCCAGGTATCATTCGAGGGGAGCCAGGGGGCTTCCGCCAGAATGTTACCCATTTCGCGGTTAAGAACCTCAACGATGGTTGACAATTTTCCATCGGGGTCCAATCTTTTAGCCTGTTCTACGAGGCCGTAATAAGTAGTTAAAGTTGACATATTTTAAGATTCTCCTTATTTTTTAGTCATTGACGGAAACATCTGCTCGGCTCTCTTTCTTTCCTGGGCTTCCACAGTGTCGCCGCCTGCCCCGCCGTCATTCCCGAATGTCGCCTTGTCATCCATGATCTTTGTGCCGATGGAATGAAACCACTTGATAAACGCCGGATGATCGCCCAACTTCACGCCGTCAATCTGCTTATCCAGAAGGGCGGCTGTTTCCTCATTTCCGAATGTTTTGAAAGCTCTGATGGCAATTTCCTTGTTGCCGTCGAACTTCGCGCCCCAATCGGTTTTGAGTTTGTCGATGGCTTCACCCTGCGCCTTTTCAAGTCTTGCCTGTTCTGAAGCGTGACCGTTTTTGACAAGGCCGTAATACCAGCCGTAAAGACTCTCGGCCTGCGCTGCGGTCAGATTTTGAGCATGGGCAAACTTCTTGAACTCGGCTTCGATTGCCGGATCATAAGGAACGCCCTCCGGTAAATCTGCGGGTTTGGTTATGGTGTACCCGTCCACATTTTCGGGACGGCCTAACTTCGAGTAAAACGCTGCTACTTCCTCCGGTTTAGCGTCCTTGCCAGGAATCGTGACCATTGACCCTTCAGCCTTCAAAAGCGCGTCGAATTTCGCCCATGCCTCGGACGGTTCTTTGAACTGCGAAAATCCTTCATGCTGTTTGTAGGCATCCGGTAATGACGCCATCCATTGCGGTCTGCTATCCGCGCCATTAGCTCCGCCCTCGTTGCCTCCGGCATTGTTTTGGCTTTCTTCACTCATTAAAAAATCCTCCTTAAAATTTTATTGGTATCGTTACGAAAACCCTAAATTTTTAATCTTTCCTTTTATCTTCTCCCATCATGTCATCCAGCGTTTCATGTTTCGTGATTTCCGCCGGGGTCTGCGTTGCCAGTATCTTGATAAAAGCGTCAAAGGCGTTTCTCTCAATAATTCCGCCACCGATTATCTTTAATAACCTCGCCCCGTACATCTTCAGGGCAACCTCTTTCGGATTATTCGGGTCAATGTCATCGAAGAATCCCAATTCCGACAACATATGAGCCAGTACAAAAAGCCCGTCTTTGACTGTGAACACATTGCGGTATCTCTGGACAATATCCCTATCCATTGATTATTCCTCCCGCATTGTTCGCCAATGCCTGCGATAAAGCCCCGCCTGCCGCGTTGTCGGCCTCCACTGCTGTCTTGATGGCTGGAGCCGCGTTCATTAAGTCCTCTTTCTCGTTCTCTTGCGCCATTGTTTCGGCCCTCTGCTGCCGTTCCGCCGCCACCTGATCTTTCGGCTTGATGGCTTTCTGCGGGAAGTTGAACGATCTCAAACCTTCCACCAGCAATTCATCGGCGTCTATGTTATCCGCCGCCTGCGGGAAGACCTGAAGGATAGGCGCGGCAAATTCCATTGCGGACTGTATGCCCTGCGTTTTGAATAATCGTCTTTGTGCCTGCGCCAACGGCCCCTGATACATCGGGGAAAAACTATCCCCTTCAATCGCCAGTTCATAAAGCGCATCCGGGCGGGGATTGATTGAGCCGCCGTTCTGCGGGTTACGCGCCGCCAGAATGAAATACACAAGGTCAAGGATCGCATCCATCTGTGTATTCAACGGAGCCAGTTCTGCGCCCAATATGGCCGCTTTTTCGCCCATCATTTCACTGACCTGATAGGCGGTCATCTGTCCCCTGTTTTCAAGGTTCGCCAGCATCAGGAACGTATCAACATGGAATCTTTCCCTGATTGCTGCCTGTACCTTTTCCTCCCTGTCAATGCCTATCGGGAATGTGCCGCCGATCTGCGCCGGCCGCACAATCTTGTTGTGGTCATCGTAGGGATTTAATCCCCTCGGCTTCCACTGGACCTTCCCCATCAAATCAGAGGGTACATTGAGGGGAGGATCAAGAAACAACTGCGCCGCGCCCAGCATCGTCTTTGAAATAATATTCACGCCCTTGACGTCGCACATTGCCAGTATCGCCGGAGACAGGCCATAAACGGTATTGGATGATGGCATGTAACGCCAAACTTTATACGGAAATTCATCATAACCGCTTTCATCAACAATTTTTGATGATCCAGTCAGATACCAGACAGAGGCATACTTTTTATTTTTCGCGTCCTTTTTCCGGTCGTCGTATTCTTCACGCGGGAATACAGCATGGATAATCTCAAATTCGTTGAAAGGGTCATTCTCATAGGCGTTTTTTATAGCGTCCGGCAGTTTATCTTTCCCGAACTTTTGGACAAGTTGTCTTGCGGTCCTCTTGCGTTTTCTGTGAAACACATCCACTTCACCGAACTTGTTTTCCTCAAAATAGGCTTCGCGCGGATGTACGGCATCAAAAACGATCCGTCCGGATTCAATATCTTCCTCGCCGTAAATAGCAACCGAACCGATGGTAAAGCCGTTATAAATGTAATTCCACATTTCCGAATAGAAATTGGAATTGTTCAGGGCGGAGTAAACATCCGCTTCTTCAGCCTGTAACCATTCTTTGATTTCGGGGACTTTGTTCAGGACTTCCCGCGACATGACGTAATTGAACCACGGAAACGAAGGAGACACATGATAACCGTGGATGTCTGAAGTCGCCAGAACTGCCGCGCCAATCGCTGTACCGTCAAAAGCCTTCCTTCCTAAATCGCCAAAGGTCTTGTCGCTCTGTCCCCTGTTGGTTATGTCACCCAATCCGATGTTGACCAATTCCGCGACGGATGTCCAAATCGGTTCAATCTGGCTTCTGTTGGTTTCCAGCTTCGATTGCCGGGAAGTTATCAATTTTTTCAATGCTTCTTCAGTCATTTCGACCTCAAATCCCTGGTGGGACTGGCCGCCGCACTTTGGACTTACGCGGCCAGCTTCAGGGGGTTAATATTAAAGTCAAGTTAGTTTACGTCTGACCAAGTTCCCTGATACGCTGTAGCAACGATATTTGTCGCGTCCAGAACGGTCAGAGTAACCGAACCGCCCGCCGTAGCGTTACGGATTGCATCGCCCGCCGCATTGGTCAGGCCAAGGATTTGATCGCCATCCGCCGGGTTCACATCAAGGTTCTGGGCCGCCGTCACGCAGAACGTAAAGGACTTGCCAATTACCGTTGACGCCTCGGGGAGATTGAACACCACCGCGCCGCCTGCTCCGGTATTGTCATAAATCTGTCCGGCATCACCAGCGGAAACTGTAACGGGTGTATCGGCCTGAGTCTTAGCCGTTACGGTCTGGGTCAATAAGGCAATCGTGCCGGTCTTTGCCGGGATGGTGACGGAAACGTCAGCCGTAGGATCAGCAGACGAAAGAGTTAATTCGTAGCCATCGGCCGTAGAACCTTCAAAGATAAATCCGCTGTTTGTACCCGACACGGCATTGGCCGCATCAGGCACAGCAGATGAAAGAATGGGCACACCAGACGCATCCGGCAGGGTTATGGTCCGGTCAGCCGTCGCATCGGTCGGCGTAATAATTGTTTCATAGGCATCAGCAGTCGCACCCTCAAATATAAGCTGATTCGTTCCGCCGTAAACGCTGTTTTTTATGTCAGCCGCGTTGGTCGCCAGCGTGGACGACATCAAGCCGTA